ATCTTTGTAATCAGCAGCAAATTAACGGGCTGCTAAGAATAAAAGAAACAAGCGATACCGCTCTAAAAGCATTGCTTGAGGAGCAAATTGAGAAAGCCGTTTCGCGGTTAATACAAGCAGATGACATGGTTACAATCCACCGTCTGCAAGGTCGCTGCGAAGCATTTAAAGATTTACTGAAGGCAATTGAAGACTCGCCTAAAGTAGCAAACCGCTCGTAAGAGCACGACGAAGCAGACCAAAGACGGGCGCAGCTTACCTCCGGGCGCTGCAAAACAGAGTTGGAGCTTTAAGGAGAAAAATATGGCGTTACCGAAACAGGTACAGAAACAATTAAAAGAAGTCGAAGAACTCGAAAAAGCGTTACAAGCCCAAGCTGACCCCAAAACAGACAAAACTGCTGTTGAAGAAGAGGTCAAATTGGAAACTGAAACCGAAATCGAGCCTAAAGCTGACGTTAAAAAAACTGAACTTAAAGAAGTAAAGCCAGCTGACACGCCACCGACGGACGTAGAGGACGATTTTAAGCAGAAGTATAACACCTTACGGGGTAAGTACGACGCTGAAGTTCCACGGTTGCATCAACAAGTGAAGCAACTAACTGATGAACTAAGCAATTTCCGCGAGGAGATGACTGCAAAAAAAGAAGTGCCGACAAAGCCGAAGGAGAAAGTCAGTTTAGTGACCGATGCAGATCGAGAAGAGTTTGGTGAAGATTTGTTGAACGTCCAACGTAAAGTTGCTCAAGAAGTAGCTCAGGACTATGAAGAGAAACTAGAGCAGCAAAACTCAGTTATCAAAGCCTTGCAAGATAAAATTGCAGGTACTGATAAACAAGTTGGAGAGACACAGTTTAGTCAGAGGTTGGTAAATTTAATCCCTGATTTTGCTCAAGTCGACAACGATGAGCGTTGGGTAGCGTGGTTAAATGAGCATGATCCCATGCTTAGAGCCCCGCGAAGAGTTCAAGCACAGGAAGCATTCAACAACGGTGATGCTGAAGCCATAGCGGACTATGTAAAGCTTTGGAAATCAACATTAGCGGAAACGACGAATGAACCTGAAAAACCTGTTGCCAAACAGGAGCTCGAAAAGCAGGTCGCGCCAAATCGGAGTGCTAACTCTGTAAAAGCGCCGACAACTCCTAATAGCAAAATCTACTCGTCAAGAGATATGGATAATGCCTGGACGAAGGTAAGGACGCTAAATACACGAGGAAAGTATGATGATGCGGCAAAACTTGAAGCAGAACTGACTGCTGCATATATGGAGAACCGCGTACGACCTTAGTGTCAACGCGTTAACTGGAAAGCAGCCGTCTCAATACTAACTTTTAAGGAGGCCCAAAATGGCTGCTGTATTCCCCGTCGTCGGTTCCGGCGCATTCGACACAACCCCGTCCTATTCAGGGACATTTATCCCTCAGCTTTGGTCGCAGAAGCTGAATGCAAAATTCTATGCGAACACCATGATGACTGAAATCGCCAACACTGATTGGGAAGGCGAGATCGCAAATCAGGGTGACACAATCACAATTCGTACTGCTCCATCAATCACTATCAATGATTACACTGGTGCTGGTATGACACTAAGTGATGAGGTTCCAGTACCTATTACCGTTGATATGCAAATCAACCAAGGTAAATACTTTAGTGTTCAGGTTAATGATGTGCTTGCTTATCAAGCCGACATGGATCTTATGAACATGTTTACTGAGGATGCTGCAAAACAACTTAAAATTTCAATCGAGAACGAAGTATTTTTTCAATACTTTGTAACCGAAGGTGCTGCAACAGCAAACAAAGGTACTACTGCAGGTGCAAAATCAGGAGCTTATAACTTAGGGTCAGATACTGCGCCAATTGATCAGGCAACTCCAAAAAATGTACTAAACACTATCCTTAAAATGTCTGCTGCTCTTGATGAGCAAAGCGTTCCAGAGGACGGTCGTTGGTTAATTATGAGTCCGCAAGATCGTCATCTTCTTATGCAGACTGACATTGCACAAGCTTACTTTACAGGCGATCAAGCTAGCACCATCCGAACAGGTAAAGTTGGTATGTTAGATAGGTTTACTGTTTATGTGTCTAACCTTCTTCCAAAAGGAACAACTAGTAAGGCACTTGTTAATGGTTTAACCGCAACATCAGCTGGGGCATCACTTTCCAATGCTAAACCTAGACGAATGATGGTAGCAGGTACTTCAGCTGCTTGTTCATTTGCTTCGCAAATCAGTAAAACTGAGCAGCTTCGTAACCAAACTGACTTTGGTGACAAAGTTAGAGGATTAGCGGTATATGGCCGAAAAGTCCTTAAAAATGAAGCTTTAGTTACTGCGTTAGTAGGTGATCCTTCCTAACAACAAAGGGGGGCCTCACGGCCCCCTACTTTTATTGGAGATTTGTGATGGATGTATACCAACTACTTAAAAAACTTAATGGCGAAATAGTTAGTAATAAAGCAATAGTTATAATTGACGGC